GATACTCGGCGACGTCTCCGGTAGTGGTGTTTTCGTCCTCATACGGGACATCAATCACCCCCAGGTGGAAGGTGATCATGACAGCCCCCACAGGCTGCCGAACTGCTGGGCAATCATCAGGTACCGGCGTCCCCACGGGTCCTGCAGCATCTGCAGGTCAGCCAGCGACAGGTCTTTGAAGAAGTCCGGGACCAGGCGTTGAGCGCTGGTTGAGTTATCCCCGGCACCAGTAATCACGCCAGCCTTGAAATTATTCAGGCCATACTCTTTCCTGAATTCGGCAAATACCGATTCGGTACCGTAGTTGACCAGGAAAGACGCGCCCAGGTTGTACACTGCAACGGTGTACAGGTTCGGCGTGACGCACGCGATATCAGGGTTTACCCACTCAACCGCGCCGCCATACGCCAGGGTGAAAGACGGCGAGTCGTCGGGAACCTGCGCAGCGGTCACGCCCATGTCAGTTCGAACGAATTCGATGAATCCCGACAGGCTCGTTGTCATTTTTTCTTGCTCCCGGATTTCTCAGTCACGATTGTTTCGTTAACCGTTTGGGTGTCTTCGCTGTCTTCGCGGCCTTTCGCCTGCTCAGCGCTGACTTCCATCTCGCCGGAATAGCCGGTGCCGCTTTCGCTCAGAGATCTATCCAGGGCCGCTACGGATGCCTGGCGGCGGCCGTGTGCGCCACGGGTCAGGTGAATATCGTTATCGCGAATTGCTTTTTCGATTACCAACGCTGATACAGGCTTGTTCAGGCTGTAGCACAGGCCGACGAACGCCTGGCTCTGGTCGATTTTGGTCGAGTCAACCAGGCCGTAAACCTGGTGATGCTGCACCACTGCATCAACTTCTTCAGTTGATCCATCCAGCACCATCATCTGTTCGCCGTGGTTAATCGGGATCTGAATAAGGCGGCCGGTTTCCAGCTTGCGATAGGCGAAAATCTGGCGCTGCTTGGTGGTGTTAGCGATATAGAGTTTCATTGGTTACCCTCGTAAAAAAGCCCCTGCTGAGTTTCCCCGGCAGAGGCTTAACCACTTCAAAGAATGGATCAGGCGCTGTACGCCATGGACAGGATGGTGATTGCTTCCGGACGAACTGCCCAGCCTGCGGTAGAGCGCATTTCGGACAGAACATCGATGGCGCCACCGGCGATCGGCGTCGGGATTTCACGCGGCGCGGCCATGTCGGTGAACATCAGCGCGTTCGCGGCAAGCGACGGGGTCAACTTGGCGAATTCGTTGGTGTTCACAGTCGAGTTGACCATTGGCACTTCGACCTCAGGGATGGTGATTACCACCGCGTCGGTACCGCCAGCGCCTGCGCCGATCAGGGTATCGTCATACACCCAGTCAACCTGGACGTTTGCGCCTTTCAGCACTTCTTTCACAGTGCCGCCGACGGTGTCAGTACCGCCACCCGGACGCTGGTAAGAAGTCAGCTGGACGATCTGCTGAATCTCCATGGCACCGAGGACGCGCTGCGGCCCCAGGATAACGACGCGCTGCTGGCGCCCCAGCTGCATTGTGCGGGTCAGCGCGGCCTGTACGTGGCCAAGCAGATATACCGCCATCTGTCCGTGGTCGTAAGTCAGCACAGTGGTGTTACCATTGCTGTCCGGAGGCAGGGACTCGGTAGTAGCGCCAGCCGTGTTCAGCAGACCTTCACCGCCGGCTGGGTTCATGCCGTACAGCAGAGCAGAGCGCAGTTGCTGGAAGATGCCCTGACGCATGCCAAGGCGCTGAGCTTCCGGCAGTGCAAAGTTCCAGTTACCGGCAGCGGCCATGTCATGGTGATCGTAGATACCACGGCAGCGGAACAGGTAGGTCGGGGTAGAAATCATCTTCGCATCCAGCGCCACGCTCGGCAGCTGGTTACCGTTACCGGACTGGCTGGAAGTGGTCTGGGTGCGGATGTCCAGGCGGCGCATGTAGACGTACTGATCGCCTACGCCGAGACGGACTTGCGGGTTACCGCTGGCGATGGTTTCAAACGCACCTGACGCCTGCTGGTAACCAATGATCATCTCCGGCGCGATGTACGACGGATTGACGATGGTGTAGCTGGGGGTAATTGCAGCCATTTAATTCAGCTCCCGATTAAAGTAAGACCAGCGCGCAGCTGTCGGTGTTATTCCAGGTCAGGAAGCCCGTCGCGCTGTCATAGCTGACAGTCTTGGAGTTGCCTGATTCGATGGCGAGCACTTTTACCGGCAGCGTGATGTCGGAAAGCGTAACTGCGCCGATGGTTCCCTGCGTGGTTGCAGCGCCGCCCGGTGCAGTTGCCGGTGCATAGGTGAATGTGGTGGCGTTCACGACTGACAGCACGACCACAGTGCCGTTGTACGCAGCAGGGACAACGCCGCTGATTTTCACGTACTGACCAGCAGCCAGGCCATGAGCTGAAGCGGTTACGGCTGTCGCCACACCATTGGCATAGGTCACAGCGGTTGTAGCAATGTCAGAACCAGCGAAACCGGCCGCCGCCGCGGTGGTGATCTGGTTGTTCACGAAATCCCAGGCCAGCGGAGTTTTCACCGACGCTCCGGAAGCGCCCAGCGCAACAACCTGCGCAGATGCTTTCAGCGGGACGCGCATGTTAGAACCCAGGCGGTAGTACGAAACGCTCATGCCGGAGGCGTACAGCGGAACCGGTGACTGCGGAGTGGTAAGGCCGTTGTGAGCCTGGTTGAAGACGGTGAAGCCTTCCAGTTCAGCAACAGACAAAGCGCGACGGATGTATGACCCGCGAGGGCTTGAGCTGGTGCCGGGCAGAAGTTCTGCAACCGGCAGACCGCCCCACAGTGGTTTGGTTTCCGTTGCCGCCACGGTGCCAGCCGCCAGATTAAAGCGGTTGGCCGGGTCATCGAGCGCCACGCCCTGAATATAACCGTCGGACTGCACACCGAAGGAGCCCAGCGCGTTCGTGGTTGCCATCGGGTTAAGAGATAAGTTAGCCATGCTTGAGAGCTCCCGTTAAGCCTGGTTGTTGAAACTGGTGACCTGACGCTTGCCGGACTGGAACGGAGCCCAGGTGGCAGCAGGATCGCCTTCGAAGGTGCTGATCTGGCGACCGGTAGCATCAGCGCGCTTGATTTCGCGCAGCATGCCAGGGCCAACAGACAGGCTTGCGGATTTCTGCGCGTCGGCGTAGATGGTCTTCTCCGCCACGCTCAGCAGGGCTGAGTCAGCGATAGAGGACAGGTCGACGGTTTTAAAGTCAGGCGAATGCTCCTGAAGCTGGATCATCAGGCGGCGGCGATATGCCAGCGGCTTTTCACCAGACAGCGGCACCGGCGCGCGCTTGCCGAAGCAGGAGAACACGCTATCGGCCTTCACCTGTGCATCGGCGACTTCGTTACGCTCTTCATCGCTCAACTCGGTTGGGATGCGGGAGCGCAGGTCGGCGATTTCCTGGCGCAGCTGAGAATCAGCCTTTTCTTTCGCCATACGTTCTGCCTCTTCGGCGTCGGCCTTCTCTTTGGCTTCGGCGTCTGCTTTTTCCTTCGCGGCTTTCTCTTCCGCGTCAGCTTTGGCTTTCGCCTCTTCGGCCTCTTTAGCCTCTGCATCAGCCTTTTCTTTCTTGGCTGCTTCTTCGGCATCGGCCTTGGCTTTACGGTCTGCTTCTTCTGAGTCAGCCTTAGCCATGCGTGCGTCAATCGCCTTATTGATTAGCGCTACGATTTTTTCCTCGTCCATCTTTTCAGCCTCGTTTGGAATGGAATCAGATTTAACACCAGTAGGGGCAAGGAGCTTGTCCCATACGCCCTGTTCACAAATTGCAACGTGGTCGAGCAATACCGGGGAACCTTCCACCAATAGAGGCTGACCGTCGATTTTGATGATTGAGTCCTGCATTTCGCTATACGTGACGGTTGGCGAAGTACTCAGCTGCCGTGTCGCCATAATTTCGGCGGCTTCAGCGTCGTACACCCGGGCAATGGCCCAGACCTCGCCATTATCTGCAACCCAACTGTTCGTCAGGGTGCCGATAACACGCTTCGCAAATTCATCGCTATCGAGCTTGTTTTTCTCCGGGTGCAGCCAGATAAGCGGTACACCGGCAACTCGCTGGAGAAACTCTGGGATGAGATAGTCGTCCGGGTTACGAAAGGCCATCTGTTGATCTGCAGAGCGCCAGGTAACCCCTGTTCCGGTTACCCGGATGGCGAACATCCACATGTTGATAAAGAATTGCGGGCTGCTTAGCGTCCCGTCAGCGATGAGCGCGGCCACCTCGGTTTCATTGAGCGCCTGCTGCACCAGCATCTCAGCGAAGGGCTGATGAAGCGGTTTGGGCAGATCGTCAATGTGGAACCATCCGGCGGCCAGCGATTCGTCGTTAAGCTTCGCCTCGAACCTCTCCGGCACCTCGGCGCGAAACGTCAGGTAATCGCCATAAACGCTGTGCGGAGTTAGCGGGCCATCGTACTGATAACCCACTTCTTCCAGCACCTCGCGGCGAGCTGCATCAATAGCCAGCTCGCCCGGCTCTACCGTGCCGCCAGGCGGGCACCACGTACCATCATCCGAACGCTGGATAAGGAAGACGAACTTACCCTGACGGAACATTATCCCGCTGCCAAAAATAGCCACGTTTTAATGCTCCTATGCTGCTTTCTTCATCGACTCCATGAACTTCTGCCCCTTCTGGGTCAGCATGTATTCAGGAATGCTTCGGAGGTTGTAGATGTAGGTCACGTAGCACTGACAAAAAACCTCTTCGCCAGGCTGAGTGATTTCGTCGAGGTAGCCGGCGGGACCGGCTTTCACGTACCCGTTTTTCTGCGCCCAGTTTCCGCGAATCAGGTAATACATCTGATCGCGTTCCTTGTGGTCTTCCCGGAAGTCATAACCCGGCCGCCGCCAGTGGCTGTGCCATATCGCCGCAATCGCGTTGTTGCTCGTTGCGATCACGTTGTCGATATTGGCTATCAGTTTATGGTTCTGGTCGATCATCACCCGGCGCGCTTCATAGCCCACCTTCTCTGCGGCCTTCTGAATGTGGTCCGCCGTCTCCCGCATCGTTCCCTGAATACCGGTCAGCGCAATGCTGTCGGTTGAGGGAATGCTACTGGCCCAGCCGCTAAACCGCGACAACGTGGTGTCGACGGCTTTTTTGCGGTTGAGCTGGATAAGGTCGGCACTGGCGAGGATCCGCCTGTCTAGTTCCGTCCGCAGCTTCGGCTCAAGGTAGTTGAGCGTAAAACGGGATATGCCCTGGTGGCGCTTCAGCGCGCCAGCTCGCCCCACCTGCAGGTCGTATGCTTTCGTCAGGTTGCGGGTGACCATCGCCATGTAGTCATCGGCAGTTTCGCTTTCGGCGGCCTGGCGGATAATCGCCTGCCAGCGCTCCAGCTCTTCCCGGGATGAGTAGCCGTTGCGGAGAAAGAACTTCACCGCATCTCTCACTGTTCTGGTGAAAGTGTTCATACCAAATTCCAGTCGACATCTGGCTTGTCGGGGTTGTCATCAGGGTTGGTGGGGGGACTTTTCTTCAGATCATCGAAATCCAGATCGAGCCTCTGAGGGAATAGGTTTTCATTGGCGTTTGCGTTTGATTGCATCCACTCAATCAAAGCAGCCCGGTTTTCAGGGTCATTATTTAACTGTGGAAGCAATAATTCACCCATGCTTATCAGTGATTTGAATCTAATTTCATCGACCTTAACCTTCTCGCTTTCCGGCTCTTTCAGGGAGGACGGCCAGCGATATTCGAAGTTGTTTATCCAGCTCGCGAAATAAACGCTGTAGGTGTTTTTCAGCTCCGGGAAGTCAGCACGCAGCGACTGGAAGAATTCAATGCTCCAGGCGCGGTACTGGCACACGCGGATGAAGAACGCGTAAAGCGGGTCCAGCCACTCACGGATGTTGTCGATGTACACCGCCACGGCGCGGGCATCTTCCGTGCCTTCACCGAAGCCCTGAGCGAACGTCTCAGAGTTGAGGATGATCGCCGGCATGTCTGCGGCGGCGGCCACGTTCTCCAGGATGTGCTTACGCGCAGAGTCGAGAGGCTTTTCCAGGTTGCTCAGGTCGATCGACTCAATATTGTCGCTCTCGCCGATCTGGAGAACCTCGCCCGTCTTCCCGCGCTTCAGCATCATGCGCTTGATGCCGCTGAGCTTCTGCATCATGTTGTTGACGACGGAGCTAGGCCCCTTGATTTTCGTCACCAGCAGTCCGCCTTTCACCGCAACCATGTCGTCTGTGCGCATGGTCTGGATGAAAGACTTCAGCGGGTAAAGCGCGCGCTGGTACACGCTGCGGCCCGTGAATCCGAATGCCGCGGGGTTGTACGCGAGGTAAATCGGATCCTCGTTCTGCACGACGACACAGCGCGATTTGTGATACGGCTTGCCCGCCACCCGTATTCCGTCGACTTTCTGAAAGTCCTGGGCGTTCGGGTCCTGATTCAGCACGATACTGCCCGCGGTGTTCAGCGGGTCAAGAATGTTAAAGCTGACGCTGTGCTTGTACAGCGTGCGGTAGTCCAGCGATTCATTCGGCTCCTGGTTATCCACCAGCATTGCGATCGCAGATACGCCGTAAATACGGGCGATGCGGGCGGCGTTGGCGATGTGCTGGTTCGCACCCATCGCTTTCCATTCGCGTTCGAACGCGTCACGCAGGCGTTGTTCAAGCCCATACGACTGGGCAACATGCACGGTGCGCGGCTCATTCATCGCCATTTTAATCGGGCGATCCACCATCTTGCCGCCCAGCGGGTGGTAGAGGTAAACCGTTTTGCAGGTCTGATAGCCAGCCGTAGAGCCGGGCTGGATGTCGTCGCTGTCCAGCAATGCCATCAACTCTGAGTGAGAGCAGCTGCCGATTTCGAAATCGTCTTCGTTCATTGGTTCTCTCGTCAGATTGCGTCGCCGCTGCCGAAGGCGATGATCAGCCCGTAGGTGTAATCATCGAGCAGGTCATCGGCGCGCTTATGCGCTTTCTTGTCGGCAAGGTGGAATCGGGAAACCTGCTTGTGCAGATGGTTTGCTGTCTCGCCCTTGAAGACGGCTGTCTTCTCGAAGGCGTGTCGGGATATTTTCGCCAGGCCGCGGTAGTGGTAACCGGAGGCCATAATGGCGCGCTCGTCCTTTCCTTTGCTGGTCAGGGCGGACTCAATTTTGTTGACCGGCCATCCCAGGCTTTCGCCTTTCTGCAGGAGGATGCTGCCCATGCTGGCGTCTTCGATAAAAACGCCGAGGCTGCCGTTGATGGCAACGCACTGGCCGGAAAGCTCGTTGAGGCGGTCGAATACTGACGGCATCCACGTTTCCAGCAGGGCGCCGTCAATCTGCACCACATCCCAGTCGAGAATGGTGAGGCGCTGAATGCCGGGCCTGGTGTCGACTGCGTAATACACCACCGCCGTGCCGTCATGCTCAGAACCACCTTTGACGGCGGTGTCCATGACAGCGAAGACGGCCTGACACATTTCAGGGTAATCGACAGGTTGATCCTGATTCTCACCCTCGAACCATTTGCGGACGTCGAACAGCGAAGCGGCTGACCAGTCGACGAACTCGGCCAGAAACTCCTGTCGGAACACGCGCGGGTCAGTCTTTTCCCTCTGCTGCTCCAACTCCTCTGGCGGAACGAATGGGTTTGAAGATGTCGGTGCATGGTGCTCAATAAAGCCCAACGATTTGTCGTGGCAGATGGCGTAGAAGAAGTTCTCCTCATCGACCCCGTCAGGCGTTGAAAACACATAAGCCCGGCCTTTCGTCGTCAGTAGCGTTGGCTTAATCGACTTCGGCCAGATCTCCTTCAACATCTCGGGTGACTTGGTAAAAGCAGCCTCGTCTATCAGGACCACTTCGTACTCACGACCACGGCCCGCCAGTTTGTTATCGTTGGTAACCCAGAAGTCAATTTTCCCGCCGTTCTTCAGCAGGATTCGCTTTTCGCTTCGACTGGAGCTTTTGATGAGCGGCTGGAGAACCTCGACCAGCTTGTCGAATATCTCCTGATACTGGCGATACTCAGCGGTGAAGATACCGACGCGGCCGCCGAGTTCAATGTCCATGCCAGGGCGTTTAAATTTGCTGGTCGCATACGATACCGCAGCGCTGACGAGCATGAAGGTTTTGCCCCAGCGACGACCGCAGCGAACAGCATTAAGCCGCTCATCCCAGGAATCGGCCCAGACCTTTAATTGCCCTTCATGCAGAGTAGGCAGGAAAATCTCGGCCATGATTTATCTTCCTGGGATAGGCAGCGAGTTATGCACAATGATCGCGTTATCCTTATCGCCGTCTTTCAGTACATTAATCTCCCGCTTGAGCTTCTCGTTTTGCAGCTCAAGACGCTCAATATCAAGCTGAGACTGGCGCTCACTGGTCGATCTCAAAAGAATAAGTCGGGCAAGCTCTTTTCGGGCGCTGTCTTTATCGGCAGTCAGGATCTCAATCCCGAACTTGCCAAGCTTCACACCCTGCAGCAAATAGCGAGCATCACCTTCCAGATCCCGTGTATCGGCAAAGAATGGCTCACCCACTCCTTCGCCGTTGCAGCGCGGGCATTCTGGGTTGGGGTCGCCGTTATCGACAAATCCAATCCCCCCAGACGTATCCGGTGGATGCGCGCCGTCAGCTTCAGCTTTTCGCTCAGCGGCAAGTTGCTCGGCAATATCCCGCCACTGATATTTGTGTTCGACTCCCCAGCAGTACCGGCAGTTAACACGTCGATACTGAGCAATCTCGTTAGGGTCTGCGTTGATGATTGCCGTCAACTGCCCGATCACATCATCAAGCTCTGCGGCGTATCGCCTCTGTCGCTCATTGCGAAGGTGATGCACATAGCGTGAAACCTTAGGGTTTCTGAGGAGCTGACTGGCTGTCACGTAGGCGGCATTACCCGTTCCCGTATAACCGGCCAGGCGATATGCTTCTACTCGCGTCTTCCCTTCGACGACATGCTGGGCAAATATCATCTGCTGGTCGGAAAGGCCGAAATCTTCTGGTGCTGACAATGGAGCGGGCGAGCGTTCTGGCGCAGTTTTTTTTTGCGCCTCTGGCTCTGGTTTTGTGCTCTCTTTCGCATGATTTCCCTTCTGCGAATTCGCACCTTTTTTCGCAGCATCTTTCTGCGATTTCGCACCATACGACGTTACTTTGATGTAGCGTTTCGCAGATGCGTAATTCAGTCCCTGAGCCTGGCACCAGTCTTTGGGGGAAATACCTGTTTTGGCATGCTCGGCGAGGAACTGGTCTTGCAGTGCTCCCCAGTCCGGTTTTGCCATAATACTTACCTCACGTTGACATTATCGAAGCCCCTCAGTGAAGGGCTCCTGTAATGCCGCTTAGCTGCTGCCTCTTCGCCTCTGCCTCCCGGATATCGGCCTTATCTCGGTTGCACTGCCCCAGGGCAGAAAGCAGGCTGACATTCAGGTCCAGGCTTTGGCCCCATGACATGGGGTCAGGGATTGCCGGTTGCGGCGTCTCAGCTGTGAGGTTTGCCGGGAGCGGCACCACCGGAACCCTGATGTAAACTGTCCGCGTATTGTTGCATCCGCTTAACTGCGCCATCAGGAACAGGACGGCGAGCACAGTCATCATTCGCAACAGCAGCCTTGATATCTGCCGAGGCTCCCGATGCGTCCAGTGCGATCTGCTCTTTTGCATGCTGATTGGCCTCGGAGATAGTGTTGAAGATGGTCATGGTGGTCAGGACGTTAGAGGTCACTGACTCAGCAGCGGTAATCTGCTGCTCAGCGGTTTCTGCGCGCGTCTGCTGTTTACTGGCGGCATTGTGGTAATGCATTGCCAGCCAGCCAAGGCACACAACCAGGCACACCACCACCGCGGCGATGATGGCGGTAAGGCGGCTCATTTTTGGCCCCACATGCAGACTTCGCGCTCTATCTCCCGGCGAGTTACCAGACCTTTCCACTGTTTGCCGCCAGCATAAGTCCAGCGCATGAGCTCATCGCAAGCGCCTTTCCGATCGCCCTGGTTGATTTTCTTCAGCATGGTGGATGAGCGGAAACTTCCGGCGCCGACGTTATACGTGAACGAGTAAAGCGCGCCGCGCATTGTTTCTGGGATTGGCTTCAGAATGTACGGGTCAATCTGGCGGGCGACGGTGGTCAGGTCTTTATTGAGTAGCGCACGACACTCTGATTCGGTGTATGTCTTCCCGATTTTTACGTCGCTGCCGGTGTGACCGTAGCAGACAGTCCAGACGCCGATCACATCCTGGTAGGGTTTGTATCTCACACCCTCAAGACCATCGTTACCGGTTGGCCCGGTGATTAGCGCAGCGGCGACGGCAATGGCACCCCCGGCACCGAGAACGCTATTTCGCAGTGCTGGGGACATTATTCACCTGCCTTGTTAATGGCGTCGGCAACCAAGCTTATTGCAGCTGGTCGATCTTTTAGCGGCTTATGGCTCACACCATCAAGGTAATCACGGATCATAGCGGTGCGCTTTTCGTCTTCCTTACGCTTGCGTCTGGCGTCAATGCGTCCGTTAACGTATGAAATGAGCGAAATAAGCAAACCGACAGCACCGAAGAACATGTAAACCACGTCCTGGGTGGTAAATCCTAACGCAGCAGCCAAAGTGCCGAGCCACGCAAAAAACTGCGTGAAGATATTCCCGGAATCGTTCATTTTCATGATCTCTCACCTCGCATAGATAGCGGGTGCTGTTCGTGTAGTTTGGAATGGCCGTCAGACACGATAGCTACGTGGCATCTGGAATTGATTGTCTGCGGCCGAAATAAAAAAGCCCGAGACAAGCGGGCAATATGGGGGTAAGGCAATGCCGGCTCTATGGCCGAAGGGTCCCAGGCAGTGGGTTCTGTGTGCGGCGTGCCGCAAATAAAAAAGCCCCGCACGATGGCGAGGCTGTTAATTCTTTGTCGACCTACGAAGCTATGGCGACGATATCAGATTTACATGAAATATATGCGTTTCAGTTCGGTTTTGCAAGACTTACATCTAAATTTGTCGCCTTTTGTTGTGAACGTGATCGCGTTACGGATATAAGTGCACCGCTATCGAGCCGCTTAAAGGTGGTTCGCATTAACAGCCAATGAGGCAGATACGTTTCCGTCCAGGTGGATTTCGCCACGCCAGCCAGTTCTGCCAGTGCCTGGTATTCGTACGTTTCCCGCCCAGCCAGTTCCGCTTTGACGTCCTGCGCCGCCAGCCAGATAAGCTTCTTCAGGCGCTCCATCGTCTTGCCGGCCACCTTCTTCGCGCCGAGCTGCTCCCGGAACTCTGCCCACGCCCACTGAGCGATCGCCACCTGGTACTCAAAGCGGATATTCTCGCTGTAGTTCCACAGCAGCCATGCTTTCTGATGGTCTTCAAGCGATAGCACGGCGCGGCGCCAGGATGCGGTCACGAACTCAACCGGCCCCACCAGTGCGATGGATGAACCCTTTGCACGGGACTGGCTACCGCTCATCGGCGGGCCGTCCGGGTTGACCATGCGCTGCTTATCCTTGTCGAATACCTTTTTCCGGCCCCGGCTGCGCGCCGTCGCGGTGAAGTGCGCGTTCTCGGCGAAAGCTACCAGCTGCCCTTTCGTCGCCCCGCTCATATCTGCGGTCGCCACAATGAGCTGCTGACGTACGTATTCCAGTTGCTGACTGTTCATTGTGCGGCTCCTGCTGGGTGATAGATGCGAACGAAGTTACGGAGAATGCGGTAATCCACCAGCACGGAACCCGGGCGGCGGTAAATCCGGAGGCGCTGCCAGCGCGCTCTGAGTATCTCGATCGTTTCTGGCTTCATGCTGCCTCCTGCTGTTTGAGCGCGCGAAGATCTGCCCTGGCCTTGGCGCGGATGCCATCCAGTTCTTCCCGGGTGTAACGGTGGGTTTCATTGTTGGATTCCAGCGCCAGCACGCGCTCTTCGCCGATCAGTTCGACCAGGGCGGCGCGGTACGCCTCGATGTTCCCGGATTTGTGGACGTTGCAGGCGGAGCATTGGAGCCAGATATTGTCCGGGTTAAAGCGAAGCTGTGGAGCGGCGGCCGTGGTGCGGTAATGCCCGGCATGCCAGGCAAAAGCGGTCTTTGTTCCGCAGGAGATGCAGCCGTGGCCGGCGGCCAGCAGCATTTCACGCCGCCAGTCGTTGAAAGCGCGCTGAGTCATCTGCACCCAGTGACGGATCGGCTTCAGCTCATTACGGCGCTCTGCGCGGCGCTGACGCCCTGCTTTCTCGGCCTCCTTCTGCTGCTTGATGCGCTTAGCAGCGGCTTTCACCTTCTCCTTCTCGCGTTCTTCCATAGCGAGGATTGCGCCGTGCTCCGGGCAGCACCAGCGGATCCGGATATCGTGGTATTTAGGCACGAAGTATTCACCGCACACTTTGCACTTACGGCGGGATGGTTTACGCATGGTTCCTCCGTGCCGCGAGGCGCAGCCATTTCTGATCAACCAGGCTGGCGGTGTAGCCCTTCAGTGTCGGAATGTCGGACGGCTTAACCACGGCATTGCGCTGGCGGCGCGCCGGAACGCGGAAGATTTCGTTGGTGATGACGCGTGCGAGAGGACTACCCACGGGAAGCCCTCCATTCTTGCGCCCAGGCAATGCGCTTACTGGACGCTTCGGAGAACTTCACGCCGCGGTCGGTACCGAACCAGTAAATCGCCTCGATGACGTCGACCATGTAGCGCTTGCTGGATTTGGATGTGCGGACGCCGAAATAAACGCGGCCGCCGTTGATGCCCGGCGCGGATTTTTGTTCCTGGTCCTGAGTCTGGTTTACCAGAACGGTGATGAGGTCCTTCCACTCTTCGCGGGTCAGCTTTTCGCCGTGCCAGACAACCTGGTCAGACAGGTCTTTCAGCAGCGGCCACATAAGACGGTTTTGCTTGTCGGTGCGCGTCTCTTCCCGGGCCTCGACCACCATCGGCGCGCGAGGGTTTACCGGAATGGTGCGGATGAATGCTATGAGGTTGTCTTTAACTGTGTCGTTAACGATGCAGTAGTGCTGCTTCATACGCCACCTCCGAGAGGTAACGCAGAATGCAGAAAATCGCAGGTGCATTTCTGCATCTGTGACAAGGTGAGAAGTTCAGATTGTGGTCGCATTTAAGTCCCCTTAAATGCGCAGAAGTCACCGAAGTTGTTCAGGCTCCGATGACTTAATTATGGATGGATGATTATGGGAAATCAAACGTTGCTTGACGTTTAGTTATGCGTCTAAAGGTTAGGCATCACGCACCTCAAGCTTCCATACTGCCTGCCCAATCCGGCTGCGGTAGGTATCCTTGGATACTTGACCTTCCATTGCCAGCTCGACAAGAACCTTGCGTAATTCTGCCGACTTCCATTCCTCGTCAGGAAATGCTGCTTCCATAGCTAACCGGAGGTTCCATGTCGCCATTGTGAAAGCGTATCTGCCTCCTAACACCTTTTCTTCTTGGGCGGCGCGAGCACGCATCACCTGCAAAATCTTCGCTTTGACGTCCATCACTTCACCTCCTGCTGCGGTGCTGCTGGCATCTCTTGCCAATGCGTGACTGCGTGTGGGTCGGGGAGTTCAGTGCCATCATCCCATTTCGTTCCAGTCCAGATAGCCGACCACATTTCTCCATCTGCGTACATCACCATGACCGGAATTAACTTATCTGGCATCCGCTCACTGCAAGCCACCCAACCATCCGGAATCACCGGAGAGTTGAGTTGTTCGGAATTGCCGAACGACTGAAGCATGTCGGCGCGGCAGGCGTTCCAGCCAAGCATGTAAGCGTCTCTGGTACATTCCTGCCAAGACAGTCGATCAATTGCCGAAAGCGCTTTTTGCATCGTCATTTCATCTGGCACAGATACCGGCGCTGGCGGGGCGGTGTAGACGGGAATAAGCCCTGCGTCAGGATTGGCCCACATCCATTCTCTGCCCATGCACTTGTTATCAGTTTCGCCAGCACGATAAACACTGAAATTATTGAAGGCGAACGGGTCGACATACGCCACAGGCTCCGCTTCGAGCGATGCCAACGCGATAGCAAACAACTCGTTATCCATTGCCAATCCATCAGCGGACGGGCCCCTACTGATGCGGTATTTATTGATTGCCGTTACCTGGTTGATGCGGGCTATCAGCTGCTCTTTGGTGAAGGTGCTCATGATGCCTCTCCTTTGCCGGCTGCGCGGTCGATGCGTTCAATTTCTGCGAGGATAAGCGCACCTGCTTTCACAAGGTCACGACGCGGACCAGATTGCTTCCACCAGTAAGGAGCCCACGGCCAATGCGCCGGAGTTGAGAAGCCTTGATTGTGTGCGTTAATCGCATAGCAAGCTGCAGCATCTGCCAGCTCACTGTTTTGATAGGCGTCGTCATGCTCAGAAGTCCAGCCCTCAATAGACATCTGCCGCTGACGTTCTGATATCACATCCAGAAGTGCAGGATTGAACGCCAGCGCCTCCAGCTCAGCAATCCTCTCCTCATGCCGAGCCCCAACGGATACAGCTTTCTCAAAAGACCTGAACCATCTGGCTGCATCCTGCTTTGCGGCTTCCAGCTCATCCAGCAGCACCAGCACAACATCAGGCGTCGCTTTGTCATGGAAATTGTCAGCATCACAGCCCCAGTCATCTGTCGTCTTTGCATGCATTGCAGTCTTGCGTAAAGCGATTTTGTCGATGTTGCTCATTGGGCGGCCTCCTGGCGAAGCTGGGCTGCGAACTCATCGGCATTATTTGCTTCATGCAGAAGCGCGCGGACACGGATAGTGTCGCCATGACATTCACGAATCTTTGATGCCGAGTGTCGGAAACTATCAGCGTATTCCTGCACGCCATCGGCTTTCGCCTGCGCCCGCACTTCAGCCAGGAAAGCGTCCGTGGCAGGGGTTTCGATTTCTGGTTTGGCATATACCGGCCAGCAATCAGTGCCGTCGGAATTCTTGTGGCCAGCATCATCGTGAACATCAAGATACTCACCGCACGGGAGAGGGTCTTCCCAAGTTGGCGGGATAGCGTGCCAGGATAGATAGGCTTGAGGCTTATCAAACGCTGCTTTCAGCCCCGCATTCTCCGCAGCCAGCGCCGCGCATCTGGCTTCAAGTGCGGATAATCTGTCACTGCATTCCGCCAGCACCACATCAACATCGGTATCAAGCGGAGGAACATGCATGCTGGCGCGGCCTTTGGTGAAGTCCTCAAGTGCCTTTTCGATTCGTTCTTTCAGTGCTGGCTGTGTATTATTTTTCATGCTCTCACCCCGTATACGCTTAAAATTCGTTTCATTACCGCGCTGTTGCGGCACTCCTGGCAGATCACGTTTGTGTCCGTCCGCTGAATTAACTTCGACTTACCCTGTTTCATGCCCGGTATCGTGTCAGGGGCGAAGCGCATTCCGTAGCTGGTCAGGC